GAGCGTTTAAAAACATGGGCTAAACTAGCAGACGCTTGGAGCACTTACGAGCCTGCAGATGGTGGCACAGAGGGAATCTATGCAGACACTCGAGAGAATAAACAGACTGTTAATTTTACTTTAAGATACATGAGTATAGGCGTAAACGACAGAGTAAAATTAAACGGTAAAAATTATAATATTATTTCGATTAAATTAATTGATCGAGATATGTATATTAAACTTAATACCCAATTGACAGAATGATTGAGGGGCTTGATAAATTGCTCAAGAAACTTGAGGAAACAAATAAGACCATCTCTGAAGAGGAGGTTAAAAAAATTGTGCGAGATGAATCGAAGGCAATTATAAACACAGCCCAGAGCAAAGCGCCATCGACAGACATTAAAAATTCAATTGGCTTCATTGAGAAAAATGAATCTAAATTTACCAAAACAGTATTAATTGGCCCGCGTTATTATGGCGGCTTTCGTGGTCAATTAGCACATACTTTTGAATATGGCACAGCTCCGCGTTATACAAAGAACGGGGAATACAGAGGGCACATAACAGCTCGCCCATTTATGCGACCTGCAATGGACGCGCACTCTTCGAATATTGTAACAAATGTTTCGAAAAGAGTCTTTAAACTTGCAACAGAAAAACTAAAATAATATACAAATGGCTACCACAGGACTAGTAAACGGCACGCTTGTAAGCTTATATAAAGATGTAAGCGGCGTATTAACAAAAATCGCAAACGGCACGAGTGCTGATTTCGAAATGACAAAAGACACAATTGACGCAACTAATAAAGACGGCGGAAATTACAAAGAATTTCTAGTCGGTTTAAACTCATGGACAATGAGCTTTGAAGGTATCTTTGAAGAGGACGGCTCTGTTGCATCTGGACATTCTGCGAAAGATATTATCACTGATCTAGTGGCAGGCGCTTTGATTACAGTTGTTATGACTTCAAACGTAACAGGGGACATGAAATTGTCTGGTTCAGCTTTATTGACTAACTTTGCATGGTCTGCACCTGTAAACGATGTGGCAACATTCAGCTGCTCATTGCAAGGCAGTGGCACGTTGACCGTTGGCACCGTAGCATAAAGTAGATTTCGTGTTTTCATATTCCATAAATTAGGGGGCTTGCGTCCCCTTTTTTTTATTATATTTGTAATATGGAATTTAAAAATTTACCTATATTTTTTAACATGACAGCGATTGAGAATGTCATGAAGGCTTCGCAAATGGAAGATTTTTCTGCTTTTGGTGATAAAATGCAATTCGTAAAATCTTTAAAATTTGCTAGAGACTGCGCATTTTACGGAATTAAAGCTGGTTGTAAACGCGAAAAAATTGAAATGCCGTATAAAACAAGTGAAGAATTAGGCGACGATATAGATTCGTTTGAAGATTTAAACTTTGCTGTTGAGGCATTTACTAAGGCGGTGGGTGATTTTTTTCAAGTGAAGAGCCCAGAATAAAAGGCTCTGAGGAATCCAATAGTAAACCTTTAAGATGGATCGACATCCATCGAATATCATTCGGAGAAATGAACATCACTCCGAGCGAATGGGAGAATGTAACTCCCTATTATTTTAAGTCCAGGCTCGATGGGTTAAGAAATAAAGAAATGCAGATTTATCGATCAGAAATGGAACGGACTCGATGGCTTGCAGCTATGATTTTAAGCCCTCATGCAAAAAAAGGAACGCCCATAAAACCGCAAAATATATGTATATTTTCATGGGAGAAAACTGATCCCGTGAATGTCGTTAATTTTGTAACTGAGAATAAAGACTTATTCGATAAATTGCGACTGTGAAATCTTTAAAAGCAGTATATAACATATTGACTAATAATAGCCCCTTAAACACGGCTGTATCTGGTCGCATAAGTCCTTTGAGACTACCGCAGGCGACGAGCTTTCCTGCTATATCTTATTATCAAGTTTCCCTAGTCGCGAATAATACTCAAAGCGGATATTCAAAATCTGATTTTGCAAGGGTGCAGATTTCCATTTTTGGATTGACGCTCGCCTCATGTTTAGACATTGCGGATAAAACTAGAACAGCTATGCAAATTAACCCAGGGACTTTTAATTCGGTGGTCGTTCATCAAGCGAAATTCGATAATGAAGTTTTACTAAGCGATGACAGCGCAGGCGAGGAAGGAATTTATCATATTGCTCAGGATTACATAATTAATTATAATAGATAATGGCTGAAAATAAAATAAATATTGTCATCGGAGCTGACATTGAAAAACTTAAAAAAGGGTTTCAAGACGCCGTAAAGATCACAGGCGCAAGCGGCGACAAAATAAGCACGGCAACCGATGCGATGGCTAGGCAGATCGAGAAAGATTTTGATAGGATTGCAACCTCTGCCAATACCAAAAGAGCTGTCACTCAATTACAGAATTTAGCCCTTAAAGTTCAGGCTCTAGGTCCTGAGTTCCAAGGGATGGCAAATAAAATTATCCGCTCGGCTGGTCAGATTAAAGATTCAGTCGGAGACGTATCGGCTCAAATTAATTATTTTAGCTCAGACACTCGCCGAATCGACGCCGTTATTTCGGGGGCCCAAGGGATTGCGGGAGCCTTCGCTATTGCCGAGGGTGCGGCTGCTTTGTTTGGATCTGAAAACGAGGAGCTTAAAAAGACATTGCAGAAAGTACAGGGAGCCATTGCTTTATTAAATGGCATCCAAGCTGTGCAGAATGTACTTCAAAAAGAATCGGCATTTATGACGGGGCTAGTTGCTGCAGGCCAGCAATTACTAGCAATTAAAACCTATGCAGCAGCCTCTGCGATGAATGCTTTTAAAGTTGCTTTAATTGGGACGGGAATAGGCGCAGCGGTTGTGTTGGTCGCATCACTTGCGGGCGCGTTTAGCGACACGGCCAATAATACAAAGGAAGCAATAGCAGAACAAAAAAAGTATAATGATGAAATAGCAAAACTCAAAAGAGAAAGGGAGGAGCTAGAACAGGGCGAGGAAAAATTTTCTCGGAATGAATTAAAAAGAGTTTCACAAAGTTTAAAAGCTGGACAGGATGAATTAAAAGAGGTCCAAAATAATTTTGCACAAAGGATAAAAGACAACAAGGCTCTAGGTATTGAAATGTCAGAATCTGACAAAAAAACCTACGAAGCAAAAGTAAAAGCATTAACATTGAATAACGACACGCTTGTTGTCGAAGAGTTAAAATTAAAGCAGAAAATAGGCAAAATTGATGAGCAGTCAAAAAGCAAACAAATAAAAACTGCGGAAACATTATCTGCCAAAACTTTAAAAACAAAACAGGACAACCTTGCGAGCTCATTCGATTTAACTATTTCAAATCTTAAAGCGGAAGAGTCTGCTTTATTATTGACTGCAAAAACTGAGGCGGATAAAGCGAAAATTCAATTAGATTCTGCAAATTTAATACTAGATGAGAAGGCTAAATATTTAGTAGAGCAGGAAAAACTCAGACCCGAGGAAGAGAAAAACGCTAAGTTATTAGCGAACAATTTAAAAATTATCGAGAATGAGCAGTCTCAAAATTTAGATAATTTTATAGCAAAACAGAGCGATTTAAAAGATAAAGATATAGAGGACAACAAAAAAAGAGTTGCCGAATATTACAAAAATGAACAAGACAAAGCGTCCTTTGTCGACCAGGCAAATAAGCAGGAACTTGAAAACTTAAATAATTATTATCAATTAAAAGAGAATGCAGCGACTCAGGATTTTCAAAATGGGCTTTTAACTGAAAAGCAGTATAATATTGCTATCTTAAAACTGCAATTGCAACGCGCTCAAAATACGCTTAAAGCAATAAAAGAGGGCGGGGTTCAAAACACTGCGGAGGTTGAGAAACAAATTCTGGATTTACAGGCAAAATTAAACGAAGGGTTAACAGGAGTTGACGACATAACAAAGAAATTTAATGAGTCGATCAATAGCGCATTTCAGTCGGTTTCTCAGGGAGGTTTTGAAAGTATTGGCAAAGCATTGGGAGACTCGATAAGTAAAGGCGCATCCTTTATGGACGCCGCGTTTCAAACGGTGCTAAGTTCAATAGCTGGATTTATTGAGGCATACGGTAAGGCTATGATAGCTTACGGAGTCGCAAAGTTGGCCCTTAATTCAGCCTTTGCAAGTTTAAATCCTGCGCTAGCTATTGCGGCGGGTGTGGCATTGGTTGCGACTGCGACGATAGTGCGTAATACTGAGATGGGCGGAGTCACAGCGTTTGCGGATGGTGGTATCGTTTCGGGCCCTACATTAGGCCTTATGGGTGAATACCCAGGCGCATCTAGTAATCCTGAAGTCATAGCTCCATTGGATAAATTGAAATCTTTAATTGGCGGCGGCGGGGATTCGGGCGGATATATAGCAGAAACTCGTTTTGATGGGAGAGATTTATTTTTAGCAGTTAAGAAATACGAAAGGGATTCAGCTCGTGGCTAGGAAATATTACGGTCAATTCACATCCATTGCGGGAGTGGTTCATAGAGTTGAAATATGGGACGCTCCGAGCGGATCCACAAGCTCAGGAACTGAGCTGCGACTTGTTGGCGAAGGCTATCAAATTGAGAGACAGGGAGAGGGCGATTTGTTATTTGAAAACAGAGTAAAGAAATCGAAAGCGACGGCATTCTTTGCGATAGATAATAATACAGACGCGGCATATTTTGAGGACATGGCTATCGATGAGGAGGGCAGCCATGCAATGATTATTTATAAAAACAATACTGTTGTTTGGATTGGGCGAATATTGGGAGACTTATTTTCGTGGCAGCGCAGCTCTGTAGAGGGAAAACGAATTTACGAAATAACATCTGTTGACACATTGTCTCTATTGGATAACTATAAAATTCAGGCGTCATGGTTTACAAGTGGAAAAATTACATTGCTTCATTTAATTACTTCCATTTTAAAGACTACAGAATTAGACGCATATTGGACGGCAATAAGTCGCTCGGGTTATTTTGTGGCCGATGCTTTGTTAACTTACGAAACAAGCGCAGGCACAAATTACAGAATGCCACGAATGCGAATAAATGCATCTAGTTTAATTGAGAATTATGATCCGACCACTGCGATAGTTAGACAGAGTGATAATGAGAATGAAGATAATATAACATGTTTAGAGGCTTTAAATAGAGTGCTAGGAAGTTTTGCCGCTTATATTATTTTAGAAAATGGGATGTTTTTTATACATCAATATGCGGCATATACTCAAGCAATAATTTACGATATTTATTCCACATCTGAGGCGCTAACTCAAACGAATGCAAGCATAGTTCACGAACATACTATTCAAAACGACGAGCGCCCATTCTTTCAAGCGTTCCCTACTCATTCATATCAGCCACCAATAAAGAACGTTAAGCTTACAACATTTAAAGCGGTAAGTAAAAAAGTAGCCAAACCATGGCGGACTCCCTACAATAATTCTCACTTGGCTATAGGGCCTGTGACAATGACTCAAGGCAAATCTGTAAAATTTGATTACAGAGTAGTTTTTGAACATAACGGAAGGGATATTTATATTCTAAAAATAAAAGCCTGGGCCGTTGAGAGAATCTCAGGGAATACTTATGTATGGAACGGTAGTGCATGGGTGCTAACCGCTACGATCAATTATACAGACATTAAATTGGACAAAGGGCCAGGGCCTCAGTCAACATCTTATTACGGTCAATATTCCGTCCCAGATAATGGGCTTATAACAGGATTTGATTTTTATTTTGATATGTACATGATCAGAAATTTAATGACTCCTGGATCTTATGGAATGGTTGACGAGCCATTCACAGGCTCAATAACTTGTTATCAAGAAATAACAGAGAATTTAAAAACTTATACCAATACAATAAATACTAAAGCCTCTAAAATTATAGATTTAGAATCCTATTTTTATGATGCCATGGGAGCCGATGGCATAGGCACTATTCAGGTTTACAATGGAACGACCTGGCAGAATTCCGCAAATTGGGTTGCACCTGGCACAGGCACAGGATCATTTGAGTCGATTTTAGTTCAACAGGTTCTGGGTTACTATGCTAAAGCTGTAAAATCCATTAATTGCAACGTGAGGGATGACGGAACATTTAACGGTTTAAAAACGCTTTTCTTTGATTCATCTGCATGGGTAAATAATGGCTACACTTACAGCGCAAGCTCAGAAAATTATGACGGCGAATGGTTAAAACTTTACGCCGATTATGACGCAGTAACAGGAGGCGAGATAATTTATAATAACGATCCAAAAAATCAGCTACAATTTCGCGTCCAATCTCTTGAGTCTGATGTTAAAAGCATGAATACAGTTGACTCTTTTATGTACAAAAGTGTATCTCAAGCCATTTTTTATGATAAAGGAAATACAAATCCAAACATTGACTCTACATATAATGTAAATATAAAATATGATCCTGTAAATTATACTTCAGAATTTCAAATATTTGAAACAGGCGCAGCGGTTAACTTAACAACAGGAACGCATTCAGTAAATTTAGAGAAAGAGATTTTTGTTTGCGACACATCGAGCGGCAACGTCACATTAAACCTTCCAGCCGCTAACACGGTTAAGGGCCAGAAATTTATTATAAAAAAATCACAGGCTTCTAATAGCGTGACTATAAACGGAGCTATTGACGGATTGGAGTCCTATGCATTGACATCGTTAAATGAATCTGTAATCATTGAAAGCGACGGCTCTACATATTGGGCCATAGCAGATAATAAAGCAAAGCCATCGACAAATTCAAACGTGTTAATTGACGGCGGATCATTCACCATGAAAAACAGCTTCATTGATGCGGGCGGATTTGTAACAGAATAAAATTTAAATAATTATATTTTTGAATCATGGCGATAAAAATTAGGAGAGGAACGGATACGGCTAGGCTCGCAGTAATTTTTGAAGAGGGCGAGGTTGTTTATACCACCGATACAAAATCCTTTTTTATTGGCGACGGCGTAACCGCAGGCGGAAATCAAATCGGAGGAACGACTGCAGCGTCATTGCTTAAAGCTGAGGTTCATAATGCGACAGGTGTCACACTTACAAAAGGACAGGTTGTATATTTAAATGGGAACACAGGAAACAAACCCAATGCAGTTTTAGCTCAAGCTAATTCAGAGGCGACGTCTAGCAAAACCATCGGCTTAATTATTTTAAATATTTCAAATAACGCAAACGGCGACATCGCAACAGATGGACTGCTAAGCGATTTAAATACTTCCGCTTTCGTGGCAGGCGATTTGCTTTGGCTATCTGATACCATCGCAGGTGGTGTGACGACTATCATTCCAGATACTCCGAATCATGCTGTATTTATTGGATATGTGGTAAGGGCTCACGCTACGCAAGGCTCGATTTTAATTCACATCCAAAACGGCTATGAGTTAAACGAGATCCATGATGTTAAAATTACAAGTGTCGCAAATGGGGATGTGCTTTCGTATGATTCAACTTTGGGATATTGGAAAAATATAGCAAACTCTTCATTTAGCCCACCTAACGGATTGTTAAAAATTGCATCTGCAATCTCAACTACATTCCAAGTCGTTAAAGATTATGTAGACAATGCAAGTGTATTGTTTTTAAATAGTCGTAGAATCGGAATCGGCAAAGATACAAGCGTTACTACTCAGAGCGTTGCAGTTGTTGAGGTTCAAGATACCAACACTTCGATAGTTTTAAAACCAAACGGAACGGGGGCAATTATTGCAAGTGTGCCTGATGGAACGACTACGGGTGGTAATGCGAGGGGACAATATGCAGTAGACTTGCAAACATTTAGATACCAAAATTTAGATGTTGCTTCTGGTCAAAGTAGTGGAATATTAACTGGTCAAGGCAATAGAGTAAGTGGTGATGTTTCGGGTATTATTTCGGGTTATTTAAATAGAATAACTACAAATTATTCAATCATTGGAGGAGGTCAACAAAATAACATATCAGGAACAAATGCTTTTATTGGTTCGGGTGTATCAAATACTGTTTCTTCAAACTTCTCCACCGTCTCAGGCGGTCAATCCAACACCGCATCAACCAACACACATGCTACTGTTGTAGGTGGGCAAAGTAATACTGCAAGTGGGCAAGGTTCAACTGTTGCTAATAGAAACAATACAGCAAGTGGTCAATATACTTTTGTTAGTGGTTTTTCAAATACTGCTAGTAATGGATTTAGTGGAATATTAGGAGGTAGTGGTAATATTTTATCAGGTTCTTCTTCTGGTATGGTAGCTGCTACTGATAGCGCTTGTGCTGGTTCTAGTAATTCTCTTTTAGGTGGGAACTTAAATCAAATTGGCAATGGGACATCAAATAGTTTATCTGGAGGCAGGTCGAATAGCATTAATAATGGAGTTGATTATTCTTTTTTAGGAGGAGGTCAATCAAATGTAATAAGTGGTGCAAGTGGTGGTGCAGATTGGGGAGTGGTTTGTGGCGGTCAATCTAATTTAATTGAAAATACACATACATCTATTCTCGGTGGTAATAATAATAATGCTTTTGGTTTGTATAGTTCTGTATTAGGTACAAAAGATGGTTTTTCATATTTGTATGGTTCGACTGTATCGAGTGGAGGTTTATTTTCTACTAGAGGAGACGCACAACAATCTAATTTAACTGCAAGACGTGAAGCCGTATTAACAACAGGAGGTACAACCGTCCTTTCTCTTGATGGAACAGGCACAACCAACTTAATAATTCCAAACGGCAACAACAGAGCATGGAACGTCACCATTGACACCATCGCAGTAGTAACGGCAATCACGGGTACTGCAACGGGGGTGACTGTAGGAGACTGCTATAGAGAAACAAAACAACTTTTATTTAAGCGAATAGGTGGTACATCTTCAATAGTTGGAACGGTTGACACGTCTGCAATTAAATCGGATTCGGGAATGGCAACGGCATTGCTTACAATTACTGCAGGTGCATCTCAACAAATGGCAATCACATTTACTGCACCGACTTTTGCGGGTGGTGGTTCTGTGACTTGT